TGATCACACCGCTATTGGCAAGCGCTAGCAGCTGCGCTACTTCCTGCGGGTCTAACGTCTCATCGCTCAGGTTGTCCGGGATTCCGAGGTCATACTCAGCAGTGCTGCCTAGATACTGCAACGCCCAGTCCACGGCCTGCTTTACTGCCACTTCAATGCTGGTAGCAATGGTGCTAAGCGCTGAATCCTCATCAGAGTGATCCATCCGCTTAGCTGCTGCAGCCTCGGCAGCATTTTTCTGTTCCTTGAACCCGACGATCGCTACCTGATTCATCCGATCAGCCAGGAACCCCAGGTAATTCTCCTGCGCTTGAAAACTTGCGCTATCGGTCTGCACATACGACACATCACCTTCAGGCGGCATGGCCAAGGCGCGGTTCACGCTTACCGTCAGGTCAGGCTGATGCTCATCAAAGCCCTTCAACACCAAAATTGGCGTTGCTGCAACGCTCATCTGGTGGCTGTGGTCGCACAATGCCAGGTCATATAACAGGTTGATATTGGCAACCTCTAGCAGCGGAGGGCTGCTAACCATCACGCCCTCACGCCGGCCATACACCGTAGAAACCGGGATCTCGTCTAGGTCATAGGTGCCCTGCTCGATCAGGTCCCAGCTCTCAGCACGGTTATCAGCTTTCTCCCATAGCTCAAACTTGCCAGGCTCTAACACCCGCACCCGTTCAACCCACTTGCTGCCATAACGTCCGTCCTCGACCTGCGCCATTTCCAGGTAACGGAACTGGGTCAACTGCTCACGACCTGCCACCCGCTTCGTGCGGAACCCCACTACCTGTTCAGGGCGAATCACAAACAGGTTGGGCTTCACTGCCAACTGCTGCTCTTCCAGCAGCGTGCGTGGCACCACATCGGTCGCCATGTCAGTCAGTACATGGCAATGACCGTATTGAATGGCAACCTTAGTGACCAGTTTCCAGAACGCTTCTAGGTCAGTGCCACTGCCGTCGACATCCTCGATCCATTCCTGCAGCGCCTGATCATCAGTCTGAAAGTTCAGCGTTTTACGGAACAGCTTGTGAACCGCTAACTCGCTTAGCTCTTCAAACCACGGCACGTGGACAAACTTAGATGTCCGTGCGTCATACCCTGCTGCATCTTCCCCTGGCAGCTGAGGGATAAAGCGCGCACCACGTGAGCGCAATGCTGACGTACTAGCCAATGCCATGGCGATACGTTCCCAGGATCCCATCATTGCGAGGATCTGTGGGTCACGATTACCAGGATTTTCTGGCTGCTGTGCGGCACCCTGCAGCGTGACGGCACCCGTCCAGCCTTGTGCGTGATACCAGCTAGGCGACGAGTGCGTCATTGCTACAAGCTCTTAAACCTAGATTTCCCGAGAAGTCTTACGGCGACGAGGCTTGTCGTCTTCGTTAGCAGGCTTGAGAGTTGCGTCCCAGTTTGGATCTGCAGCTTGATGAGGCGATTCTGGGATGGGTTTAATGGGTGGCCACGAACCACCCATTGCTTCAGGCCAAACTGCCATTTGAGAAAGCAAGTGCTAGGTGCATGGTAGACACACCCGCTACGAGCGAATAGGGCTATTCCTCGGGCTCTTCCTGCGCTGCCCAGTACAGCTCCTCAGCAGCAACCTGCAGAGACTCAAAACGAGCCCGGTTCTGCTCTTGCCGGATGTCCGCCTGTGACCTGAACTGCCCCCACTGATCGCGGGGGCGGGCCTTACGCGGTGGCTTCCACTCCAATGGCATCAGCGCTTAACGGCTTTCTTTGCTGAACGAGCAGCAGCCTGCTTTGGCTTCAAGCTGTTCTTAAAGGTAGAGGTTTTGGTAAACGAACCACCCTGCTTAGCAACCGCAGCCTTGCGCTTACTTGCCGATTTGGACTTATAAGCAGCCTTTGCAGCGCGCCCTGCGGCTACTTGATTACCCATAGAAGAACCACTTGATGCAGCCTTTTTAGATCTTGCAGCAGCCCTGGTAGGTGCAGAAGACTTGCTAGCGCCGAGATTACCCTTGGCACCGCCACGCAAGTTCTGGGTTACGCGGGTCAAACCAGACTTAGCACCAGCGATTTGACGCTTTGCAAATTTGCTACCAGCGGCGGGTGAGTTGCCGCCGAATTCCTTTTCAGTTGCACGCGCCTTGCTAGAGGCTTCTTTGTATTTGGCCCTTGCGCCTTCGTTTTTGGCAGATTTGCCGAGCTTGGCGCCGCCGCTAGAAAAGCGACCGCGGCTGTCGCGCTTATAGGAGCGGGCCATGGGAATGCGTAAACCTAGGGCCAGTCTATTGATTCAGCATCAAGAAAACCTGAGCGCCTGCCTAGCGCGGGTGCGGCGTTGCTTACGCGGTGGCTTCCACTCCAATGGCATTAGCGCTTAGCGGCTTTCTTTGCCCAACGAGGCACTTTGCTGCCAGCAGTACGAGTCGGATCATTCGCACGGCGGGAGCGAGCCACCTTGGCTGCAGCCTTAAAGACTGCTTTGCGAACACCAGCCAATGGGCCGCTTGTTTTAACCGCCAATCCTTTTGCAGTGGGAACAGCCTCAAGGCCAGCTTTTTGACGTTTCTTGGCGACGCCACGCTTCTGCATCCGCTCAGAACTAGCTACTGCACGTGCGCTTGCTTTGGTGCCACGAGCCTCGTCAATAGCAGCCTTGGATCGCTCAGCGCGATAGGTCTGCGCCTGCCTACCACCACTAGCCCGTGCAGGAACAGACTTACCACCGGAGGATTTAGAACCCCCGCCACCACCGCCGGTGCCAGAAAAGCGACCGTTTTTGTCGCGCTTATAAGAGCGGGCCATGGCACTGCGTAAACCTAGGGCCAGTCTATTGCGGCAGCATCAAGAGAACCTCAACGCCTGCCTAGCGCGGGTGCGGCTTTGCCCTTGGCAACTACCAGACCCTGCGAGTAGTGCTGCCGCTCTGCCACGGCTTCACCCGATCGAACGCCCCGAGCACCAAGTAGCTCAAAGCATCCCAGCCATGGTCCCAGCCTGAGTCCTTGTCAGGCATGTTGGTGCCTTCTTTAAACGTCAGGTTGCGAAGGCTCTTGATTGTCTGCTTGCAACGCGGGTGGATAAACAGCCGCCTGGTGCCATTCGCGTCCAACACCATGGCATTGACCGCGTTCCGCTTGTCCGCTTGGTTATACGGCTTTTTGTTGGGATAGACCCACAAGCCACGGCTGCGCAGGATCCCGTGATCAGTGACGCCACCTGCTGATGTGCGCCTTGCTTGGCCCGTTGGATCGGGGTACACCCTCATCTCCCTGTCGGGATACCTTCTCAACAACTCCGAACAGGCTTCGTCAGTGTGTGTCTCCCTGATGTGTAGCTCATCAATGCAGTGCAGCTGATCACGTCCCACTTGCTGGCAGATGATCCAATGCATTGGCGAGACGTTGAAGTCCGCCGCAATCAGCAGCTGACCGCCAAGATCTTCAATCTCATCGGTGACGTTGTTCTCATCAAAGTCGGGCACCACCCGCCCAACCAAGTTGACGAAGCTGGCCTCGTATTCCTGGGAGAAGGTGCGAGCGTCAAGCGTGCGCCGTGCTGCCGCAACCTCCTCGGGGCTAACTTGCCCACCTTCAATCGTTGTGTAGCTGAAGGTGGCTGACTCAGGATCTTCCTCTGCTGCGTCCCATGCCTCCGCGTACCAATTCAGGCCCGCAGGCGTCGTGATAAACCAGGCGGGGCCACGCTGATCCGAGAGCGCAGGGCGAAGAACCATCGTCCAAGCGTCTTCACGAACGTAAGCCGCCTCGTCAATTACGCACCCTGAAAGTGATACGCCCCTGAGCCGGTCGGGATCCTCGGCTCCTTTCAAGAAGATCGTGCTGCCATTGGTGAGAGTGACTGATAGCTCAGACTCGTTCTTAGAGGCAAACACCTCTGGCGGCACCATCTGCTTTAACTGCACCCAGGCAATCTGTTTTGCCATGCGGTAGGTAGCAGTGACGTAATAGAACAGACCGCCAGGGCGCTCAATGGCCCAGTTAATCAGCCGCGTCGTGGCCAGGTAGGTCTTTCCAAAGCGACGCCCGCAACAGAGGAAGGTAAACCTGACGCCAGAGTCATAGACAAGGCGCTGTGGCTTGGTCAGTTGGTCGTAAAGCCTTTGGCTAAGGCTGTCATAGTCGTAGCTTTCGACGATCGCAGGGACTGCCTTTTCCAGAAGCAGCCCGCGAGGGCACAGGTCAAGAATTGTGCTCATACGCTTTTGCTGCTTCTCTTGCGTTAGCCGCGCGTAGCTGTCTTTCCTTATCAGGCACTAGATGGTGACTGGTCACGAAGGTGCAATTAGTGACGCCATCTTCTGTGAGGCAGACGCGGTAACAGTCGTCTTCTAGGTGATGAACGTCGAGGGTCACGAAACAAGCCCGGTCAGTTCAGCCTGCAGCTTGATTGCGTTCAGTGCAGTCTGATGCTGCTTCTCAGCTTCTGCCTTCTGTCGGATGGTGCGGATGCCAGCCAAGCATTCAGCCAGGAAGGCAGGACGGGAGAGGTTGCAGTCGGCGTCGATCAGTTCACGAGCCTTGGCGATGTAGTTGTCGCCCATGCGGCCTGAGACACCCCAGACCTCCGAAGAGTGCTGCAGGATCTGCGAGCGGCTATAGCCACGGGCAAGGAGGCCGTAAACCTCGGTGACCCGCAGATTGATCTCAGCGTTAGTGGACTTTTTAGCCACTGAAGTATTTGCCTCCGTGTGAGGAGTCTAGGGTGCGTCGGATGGGTAAGGCGCCCAGAGACCGGTGTAGAGGCCGTGCATTGGGGAGTTTGGGTTGTCGCGTCCGGCGAACTTGTAGAGCATATCGAGAGCGATGATCCGGTTTTCCATGGCGCGGATGTCGGTGGCACCGAAGGCTGTGGTGTCGGTTTGGAGGTCTCGGACTTGCTGTTCTGGGGTCATAGGGAGATGAGAGTGAGGAGGACGCCTGGGGCTTCATCACCAACGGTGTAGCGCTTGGCGATATTCCAGGAGGTGATTTGCTGATCGCCGCGAACGAGGCCGGCCTCTTCGATGCCGTCCCCTAATGCTCTCGCGACTTTATCGATATCAGGTTTGACAGCGTGATAGATGGGCGCGGATGGTTTAAGGGTATCGGCGTTACGGCCAGTGCCGTAGTGGGACTGAGGGCGAGGGAAGCGAACGGTAGCTGTGACGGAGACAGGTAGGGAGGGATCCCAGTCTTTGGGTTTAGCGGCGAGGATGGCGGAGACGACTTGATAGCGCCAGGGTTTGAGCTTGACGTGATTGGAGTGTCGAAGGCCCTTGCCGATGCCATTGGAGACGAGGCTGCCCTGAGGGATGGGGAGGCCGTCGATGTTGACGGTGAGGGCACTCATGCCTTGCTCTCTCTTACTACCCAGGCGGTGGACTGCTTGGGTGTAGCGATGCCGTCGATGACCTCCATCTCTTGGAGCTGCTTGATGGCTGGGCTGTAGGTGTAGGAGGTGCGTGTGACGCGTGTAGCGGAGACGTTTTTAGTAGAGAGTTTGTCGGTGATTGTACCTTCTAGGAAGCGAGATTCTAGGGTGATTTTATCGCTGTCGATTAGTTGTTTGAGGGCGTCAATTTGCTGTTGACGTTCGCGTATGCGGAGGATGAGTGTGTCGGTTGAGACTTCAACGGTGATGGTGTTTTGCATGGTCAAGGGTTAGGCAGTAGGTGAGGTAATCGCGAGTGAGTTCGATGCAGTCATCAGAGACTTGAGCGTCTGCCCATGTGGCGAGATCGTCGTCGTCGTCAATGATTTCCACGTCTTGGAGGGAGATGGGTTGTAGGGGGAGGTATCGGTTAATGCGTGTAGGTATAGGTAAGTTCAGGAGCGACAGGAAGCGTTGCAGGAGAGTTTGCACCGAAGGAGAAAGCGAGGATGCCGAGGGTGAGACCGAGAGCGACGCCTAGGGCGTGGAGGATGCGTTGTGTGGGTGTGTCGTGCATGTGACTCAGGCGACGTGCGTATTGTAGTGAGGGGTCAACCCCTAGGTAGGGGTAGTGATGCAAAGCGTCATCTGCTGGGCAATGGCAGGCAGTGGTCTGTTGCCCCACTGAGCGCCCATGGCATCAGCAACGCCTTGGTAGGTGCGAGAGCGCTCCTTCCAGCGATCAGGGCCAGGCGGCATCAGGTGAACGCGCTCAACACGCCCTTCAACGCAGTCCGTGGGCACAAGCCTGGGCAGGTTCTTCAGCCACAGACAGGTGGCCTTGACCTCACCATGGCCGTACTCCCATGGCTGGATGATCTGATCGGGTGGGCGGATGGCAGAACTGATCACACTGATCGGGTTTTCAATGCACCAGCGAGGGATTGGGGCATCCATGAGCAGGCGCACGAAGTCAAGGGCCTCAGCCTGTTCCCGCTGCTTGCGATGGAAGTGTCGGCTGCCTGAGACGGCGAGGTGCGTGCAGGGAGGGTGAAAAATCGCCATGTCCCAATCCTGGTGGAGGATGTTTTCGACGGGTTGTTGCAGATGAAAAGCAGGATCACGTTCGCAAGGGAGCAGGTCACAGGACCACGCATCGTGCCCGTGAGCGCGGAAGGCATCACGAACACGCCCGCTGTATTCACAGGCGACAAGGACGCGCATTAGAAATCAGGTTGCAGGAGTGCGTAGTTATCCCAGGCATCGAGCCACTGGCTGATGCAGGCGGAGGGGTCGGAGGTTTTGACGGTGGTGATGCCTGGCCCTGCGACGACGGTGAGGCAGGCGTCGATGGTGATGGTGGGGTGATGGTCGATGAGCATTGCGGCGTAGGCGCCTAGCTGGGCATCAGCGGGTTTGCGTGAGGCCGCGGCGGGCTTGCTGCTGACGGTCTTGAGATCGCAGAGCAGGGTTTTCTTGGTCTTGGCAGAACGGAGCAGGCAGTCGAAGCTGCCGGCGAGGCTCTTGCGCTGATCAACGAGGCGGTACTCAACGGCGAGCACCTCGGAATCCTTGAACAGGGGATGAGCGAGTAGCGGGGTGATCCACTCGTCGTAATCGCCCGGATCGGGGGCTGTGTGCCCCAGGAGCGCGGCTTCAAGGGCTGCGTGGCAGGTATTACCGCGCGGCTCCCATTCGTGCCTTGTGGCGTCAATACGAGCGCGTGTGGCCGATGGCATGTCGTGGGAGAGGACCTGGGTAACGCTGCGGGCTAGCCAGTTGCCCTTGTACGCGTAGCGGTGGATGTCTTCGTGGAAGACCAGATCAGCGATGGGCTCAAGCATCTGCGGGAGCCTCGTGGAGCTTGACGATGACGCTGGCGACGATTGCTTCGAGCTGAGTACGGGGGATGCCTGAGCTAGTACGCGCTGCGTGCTCGATCAGGGCGCCGTAAAGGGCAGGGGAGATGGCTTTAGGGCATCTACCACCAGAGGGGTCGGCTAAGTGGCCTTCAGCGGCCGCTATCAGCCAATGCGCGCGAGGTTGCTGCTTGCTGAACGCATCGAGGTCGATACGGCGGAGAAGGTCGGATGGGATGGAGAGCTGTACACGGTCACAGCCAGAACGGACGGTTGCCATTTCAGAAGGGGAGATCGTCGAGGGGGTTAACAGGGGGTTGGGGTGTGGGGAAGGGGGAGCCAGTGCAACAACGCACGTCCACCTCCCAACGCAGGTTGCGGATGCGGTAGGTCGATTGGCCGAGCTTTGCGATGGTCACGGCGTGTGGATTGGAGGCGTCTTGAACGACCCAGCCGTTCAGCCATTGCCCATCGATCAGGCGCTCTACGGGGGTGCCTGGAGCAGGCGTGTGATTTTTATCCCCCTCCGTACCGGTAGAGAGAGGAATTGATTCTCTTGATTTATTTGGAAAAGAATCAACAAAACCGTTTTGCCCCTCTCGGGCGGGCTGGAGCCCGTCGTCTCCTGAGTCGACAGCTGCCGCGTGCTCGGACAGGGCGTAGAACCGCCTCGGACGGCTTCCAGTGGGCTCCTCTCTGGTGACGATCGCGAGCCCGAGGATCACGAGCTTGCGCAGCTCACGAGCCACGTTCTGCTCGCGCTTCTCGACCGCGTTGGCGATCTCCGCTGCCGTGGAGTCCTTGCCCATGCGGTGGAAGTTCGTGAGCTGATCGAAGACCAAGGCGCGGACGTTCGACAGTTCGACCTCTTTGAGCCTCACAGCCTCAATCGCTTGCGCTCTGGCAAGGTCGGTCAGCGCCTCCCAGCCTTCCTCTGTGTAGCGGCCCATGGCGCCGCCGTTGGAGCCCTTGCCGCGGCCTTTGCCAATGAAGGCAACGCGGAAGTCTGTCCGTGATACGTCAGAAGCCTCTGCCGTAACCCAGCGGGCCAGCACGCCCCAGCCGAACACCGAGGTGATGCTGCTACTGCCGCGACACTCCTCCACCCAGTCCCAGGACGCCACACGTTTGGTGGTGTGGTGCAGAACGACAACGGTGGCGCCGATGCCGGTCAGCTCCTTGAGGGCGTGGCGGATTGGTCCCGCGTACTGGGAGAGGTTCTCGTCGAGGCCGCAGGGCTCCATCATCGAGCTGAGGCTGTCGATGATCACCAGAGGGAACTGGTACTTCTCGACCTCTGCTTTGATCTTGCTGACGCCGTTGCGGGTGAAGTTGTAGGCGCTCTGACCGTCGACGCTGCAGAAGAACTCCAGCGGGTCGAGAAGGTCTTTGTCCTCCGATACCAGCCTTTCACGGCGAAGGAAGTAGAGCCAGTCGCTTTCCTGCTGGTCTGTGCCAAAGACGAGCACAGGCATGGCGTGCTGAGGCAGGAGTGTGGACTGCCCTAGGAACGACTCCTGGCGGTGGTGCAGGGCCTTGACGAGGCCGCACACAAACGACGACTTCCCGACCTTTGGCTGACCAACGATGATGTTGGAGCTGCCCAGGCGGATCAGACCATCCACGAGGAATGTGGGGTCTTCTGCGGCTAGTCGCTCGCCCTTGCGGTAACAGATGGCGGGAGTGCTAGCGAGAACCGCTTCGTCGAGGTACTGCTGATGATCAGCGTCTTTGACGTCTAGCTCGACTTCTAACTCTGCGGCTTTGTTCCGCATGAGGGCGAGCCAGTTCTTCTCCGGCTCTGTCTTGATCAGGTGTGCTGCGTGCTGCTCCAGCTGGTGGAGCGCTTCTTGCATTGGCGGCCGCATCGAATGCGGTGAGGGCTGCGTCACTGCGCTGCTTTTGAGTTTTGGTGTAGTAGCCGTCTGCGGCCAGATCTTCGTCGAACTCGGTGGGGAGGCTGTATGGCACCCATTGGAGGAGTTCGTAGGCGCGGCGTTCTGCCGCCATGTCACGCCTCAAGACCTGCCTCCTCTAGGAGGTCGTACTTGCGCTTGCAGTGCTGCGCAGCCTCATGAAGCATCGCGTTGATGAGGCTGGTCCTGGTGCAGCCCTTGGGGCGCCAGGAATCAATGAACTTGATCAGGGACGCATCGATTGCGACCTGAACCGTTTCGCGGGTGCGTGCCATACGAGTGTGCAGTGCATGTGAAGCGTATAGGCTCCAATACCCCTACGCAACCGCTGCAGGTGGTGCTTCTGAGTCCCATCTGAGACAAAAAAAGGGGGCATTAGCCCCCGATCAGCAGCAGCCCCAGCCCTATCGCGGCCAAGGCATCGCCCATTGCCCTGGCTCTATCCGACCCCTCGTGATACCGCAGCCACGCCTTGAAATGACGCGACTGCTGCACCCTCATGCGCACCTGGCGTTCAAGTGGGGTCATCACGCTGGGCATCAAGTTCTCGCTTGATCACTTCCCTGACCCATGTCGTCATGGGCATATCGACCTTTTCGGCAGCTTCTTTTACAAGCCTTAGCTGATCTTCCCTCAGCGTTACGGACAGTAGATGGCGCTTCATAGGGCTAGGCAGCGGTAGGGGCAAACAGTGGACCAAGGGGTTGGGAGGGAAGCATGTGCGCGTCACGCGCTAGC